AAGACATGTTATGCCTATATGTGGATCGATACGTCTGGCAACGTGCAGGTGGACTGTACTGCTTTGGGTGGAAGTGTCCCCAGTACCGCTATGGCTATGTATCTCATCACGGTACCCGCCAACTCTACGGAGGCAACCGATCCGAATCTAGCACTGTGTACTCTGACCGACGTACGGGTAATCGAGCCGAGCTATCCGAAGATGCTGGTCAATGCTCCCTATACCTATGTCGCGCTTCCTTACGACATGATCGAAACCGATTACAGCATCGAGCTAGACGTGATGGAGTTCTCAGGTGGAGGATTTCAAATGGGTTATGTCTATGCTGGCGCTCGTGCTAAAAACGGTTTTTCTATATATATGAACGGTACCTCTGATACTTTAACAGTACGCTGGACCGCTAAAAAAACAAACTTATAAAGGGGAATGAATGATTATTAAAGAAATGCAGCCGGACGGAAACTTCGAAGATTACTTATTAGAAGGATCGGTTCTTAAAATCGGTAAGCAGATTATGGATATCGACGCGCTTCAAAAAGAGGAGCAGGTCATCATCGACATCATCGATGATGGACGCTTTGTTGCCAATATCATAATACCCCCTGCTGTGTATGAAGAAATACAGGAGCCTACGGTGGAGGGTGAGCCATCTATTTCACCGGTAAAGGTTCTGATAGACATGGACTCGGTCAAACTTATCCTATGGGATAAACCAATCTTAACAGTAGAAGGAGAATAAATGCCGACGATTTTTACAAAAGACACACTCCGTGCGAGTGTAGAGGCCAGTACCGGCGGAAAGGTCACCGTACTCTACGATGACAAAGGATACCCGAGCTATATGCACGTCGTTCCGAAGTTCAATGTTCAGGATATCGATGTGTCACTGGGTACCGGAGTACACCCGGCGTTTATCGTCAATGGTGTGGAGAAGAGCGAAATCTTTATCGGTCAGCATCTCGCGCACGTTCGCGATGATCGTGCGGTAAGTTTACCAGGTCTTGATCCGAAAACAGGAGTCACGTTTGATCAAGCACGTACGTATTGTAAAAACAAGGGTGCAGGCTGGCACATGATGACGAACTGGGAGTGGGCGGCTGTCTCACTGTGGGCGCTTAAAAATGGGTTTCAGCCTCGAGGTAACACGAACTATGGACGAAGCCATGAGGCGACGTATGAAACGGCAGCACGAATGGACGGCGGAGCACCTGGTGTCACTACCGGAACTCCTCGAACACTAACCGGAGGCGGACCAGCATCATGGCGTCATGATAATACCTATGCGGGTATCGCTGATCTCGTCGGGAACGTGTGGGAGTGGCAAGATGGGCTCAAACTCGTGGATGGAAAAATCATAATGCCCGCCGATAACCACTATTCCCTAGATGAAGCATCATGGCCGGATACTGGTGTACGTTTTGATGGTACGGTTGCCTCTGCTGGGTTGGACGGATCGTACGGAGATATCGGTGATCCGATCCTAAGCGACGCGATCATTAACTACCTCGGGCCAACCGGGGACAATGGCTCTTATGATTACTCGACGATTACGAACTGGAGAAGCCTCACGGCAAAAGCCGGATACACCGTCCCTAATAACATGAAGCAGGCATTGATCTATCCATACGATGCGGTAAACCCAAAAGGTTATCTCTATATGCGTAACTACGGGGAGCGTTTGCCGATCCGTGGCGGGGCTTGGTACGATGGTGCGAATGCTGGGCTCGGTGCCGTGAATCTGTCCGGCGCTCGTTCGAACTCGGGCAGCGGCATCGGGTTCCGTCCAGCCTACATTATGTAGCAGTGATGGATTGAGCGATAGCGAAAGGATCTAAGAATGAACGGAAGATATCTCCTGCTGGAGAAAAAGATCAGAGACCTGAAAATGTATCTTGGGGTGATGCTTCGCAATTATCCACGGTACGAAAAATTCGCTATCGCGCATGAGATACGGTCGAACATCACCATGATGCAAAGAATGGTGATCGCAACGGGCAAAAAGTATTTTAAAAAGACGGATCTTCGTGATCTTGATATTGAGCATGAAATGCTCCGACAAAATATCCTCATCTCGTATGAGATGAAGTACATCGATATGAGACGATTCGAATATGTATCCGGTCTGATCGACGAAGTCGGAAGACTCATCGGCGACTGGATATCAAAACTTTAGGTTGCACTTCTCTTGTGTGTTTTGCCGATCCGTGGCGGGAATTGGAACGATGGTGCGAATGCTGGGCTCGGTGCCTTGAATCTGAACAACGCTCGTTCGAACTCGAACAGCAACATCGGGTTCCGTCCAGACTGTACGGCTGTTATTGAAGCTCATGGCGTATTCGCCTCGAGATGAATGTTGTATAGGGTAGAAGTGCGACCTGTATCCTTAACCGGACGAAATAAATGCTTGAATAGCATAAGCCTTGAGCTGTGTGCTAACTGTAGGCCATTACCAAAGAGGGAAACGTGGGAAAAGTATTCGATCAAATCATACTGATGGAGAACGCCTTGGATGCTTTCAGGATGATTCGAAAAGGGCATTCGGAAGATTATTCGATGCTCAAATTCGAAAGCAATCTGATGGGCAATATCCAAAAGATTGTCGGGAGCATAAAAGACGGGACTTACTCCGTAAAGGGGTATCGGATACTCGTCGTGCGAGAACCGAAAGAGCGAAACATTTACGCACCTTATATTGAGGATCGATTAGTGCAGCAGATGATCTACAGCGTCATCGAACCTTTTCTTGACCGAAAGATGGACCATTATTCCGGTGCGTGTAGGATTGGAAAAGGGGTTGAGTTTTCACGTAAAAGTACTCAGCGCATGATGCGTCATCGCGATTCAATCTGGTATGTCAAGCTTGACATTGATAAGTTTTTTGCGTCTATCGATCACGATGTTCTCAAAAGCATACTTGCAAAGCATATCCGGGACAAAGCCGTGTTAGAACTGCTTGAGTGTTTTATCGGGAACGGTTTCGGGGACAAGGGGATACCGATCGGAAATCTGCTCAGTCAGCTCTTTGCCAACTTGTATCTCAATGAGCTCGATCAGTTTGTCCGGCACGATACCAAAGCCGTCCATTATGTTCGGTATATGGATGATTTTATCTGTTTTGCCAAAGATAAAGAATCCGCCCGTGAGTTAAAGATAGAAGCGATCCGCTTCGTTAATGAACAGCTGAAGCTGAACATCGATAACCGAAAGGTGAAACTTCAAAAGGTGAAACACGGGATCACGTTCCTGGGGTGCAAGATAAAGGCAAAAAAGATGTTTTTGTCCAAGACGAAAATCAAGAAGATCCGTCATCGGATCAAGCGGTACATCCAAAGCGGATGTTCCACCCCGATGCAGCATTCGTTCGCGAATATTGTTCCGGAGGATGATACGTTCGTTTTGGCAAAAATATTTCAGGTTTACAATGAATTTGCAGGGCGCGGCGAAAAGCTCCTCATGCTCAAGGCGTGCTCTAAAAAGTTCAATGTGTTTATGTCAGGTCAATACCTATTTATAGGTGGCGCAAAAAAGTTATCAAAAATTAAGGAGGTAACACTATGAGTTTAAATTTTGGAATTAACGGAAGTATCAGCGTCAATGCTGCGCGTCCGATAACAGTCGATTCGACAACACCGATCGCTATCGTAGCGACAACGGATATTGTCAATCTTGGAATAAAGTTTTTCGGCAATGCTGAATTGGCACGTTTAGAGTATTCCGCTTCGACAGCTGGTACTCTTATCTCAGCACTCGATGCGATCATTGCCCAGGGTGTTCGTTGTCCGATCATTCTTAATATGCTAGATGATTCAGCAACAGATATACAGGTGATAGCAGCGATTAATGCTCTATCGACGTCTGAAGCTATTACAGGATATCGACCTGATCTTATTATTGCTCCTGGGTTTTCTGGTTCTGCTGCAGTAGGTGCCGCGATGGATGCGATCGCATCACGTCTATGGTGTACTGCTATCGTCGATGTGACTGCAACGACTGAGAGTTTAGCACTATCGTTTGCCGGTAACTTCGGAAGTCGTCACGTTCTCCTCGTTGGTCCCGAATCGATCAGCATTGGTGGGATCGGTATGGCACCATCGGCAGTCTATGCCGGTGTGATCGCGGCGATGGATGCTTCCAATCCATTTGGATGGGCAGAGTCTGCATCAAACCGTATTGCCAAAGGGGTTAGCTCAACAACCCGCATCGTCGATTATGCGGACGGTCAGGATTCGGAAGCACGTCGTCTTCGTAATGCCGGTGTCGCATCAATCGTTCGTGATGTGGGCTGGCGTACTTTTGGTTTTGAGACCACCGACATCGATCCGATCTGGTCACCGCTGAATCGTGTACGCTCGTTTTACAAAATGCTTCGCGGCATGATCTTAGCTTCAAAATGGGCGCGTGACCGTGGAGCTGATGAGCTTCTCATGGTTAAACAATCAGTCGAAGAGTTTATGCGCGGTTTGAAAGGTGCGGGTGTCGTTCTCGGATTCGAGGCGTATTTCGATACTGAAAAAAACACAAAAACAACCGTCACAAACGGACAGTTTTATCTCACAGTAGAGGTTCAGGATATGCCAACGATCCGTGAACTAAACATCGAGCTTGTCTATGTAGACAATTACAGTGACGTTCTTCTCAACGTCATTAACGGTTAAGGAGTAAACAATGGCTAAATCACGTCAAATCTTTCGCGATATGAACATCCTCGTGGATGGTATCGGCAACGTTGGAGTCAGCAAATCATGCGAACTCCCAAAAATCGAGTATCTCACGATTGAACGTGACGGTGCGATGGCAATGGAGGAAGTGATCCCCCTCATCAAAGCGATGAGTGCGAAGATCGTCCTCAACGAATACAACCCATTGGCATTCGTTGCAGCCAGTAACCTATTTGGACTCGGAACGCTGATCATCATTAAAGGGTCTACAGTACAGGATGGTAAATCTATCCCAGTACTAGCAACCCTTGGTGGAAGTGTCAAGGTTATTGAGTCTCCAATTCCTGAGCGAGGCAAAGAAGTAGAGATGACACTTGAGATCGCAGTAACTTCGTATGCGCTTGTAGTAAACAATATCCCTCAAGTTGCGATCGATGTCAAAAATATGGTGTGCGTCATTGGTGGCGTTGATCTGTACGCTGAGCTCCGTGCTCATATTTTGTAAGGGGAAGAAAATGGCTGAAGAAAAAAAAGGGTTACCTGATTATATTTCGGACGGTGCTGATGGAGCAAAAGTTGTCACTTTAACGGATGCAACAAAAGTTACCATGCGTGAGCCTACAGTTAATGACATGATCGTTTCTGAGGATGAAAGCAAAGCGAAAAGCGAAGTTACACTCATCAGTAATCTATGTATGTTAACTCCAGCTGATGTTCGGGCAATGAAGATTAAAAACTACACTCGCCTACAGGCGGTACTCGCGCATTTTTTGTACTCCCAAGACGAGAATGCATAAGCATAATGGCTTTAGTGGGGCACTGGCTTCATTTTAGCTACACCGACATGCTCGGTATGAAGGTTTCTATTTTATTGGATTTTTTTGATGAGGCGGTATCGCTCGCAGAAAGTTCAAAAGGGCAGCAATAAAACTGGAAACGATAACCGCTCCTCCGAAATAAGGAGATGCGCTATCGAATCCAAACGCAGAGACGATCAGGGAAATAAATACCCCGATAAAGACAATTCCTATGATGGACATGGCAAACGTTGACATGGCTTTGATAGTAATGATGAAATTTTCCATAAAAAAAGTATAGCACAGACAAGGAAAACACAATGGATAAGATGCTGGCACTCGGAATCGTATTAAGCGCAAAAGATATGTTCTCCCCAGTGCTATCAAAGCTCAATGGTGGGATCGGTGATGTTCTAAAAAAAACCGATGCAATGGCTTCCAAAAAAGTCGACTTGAATCAAAAGCTCGATAAAGCCACGCTCTCTGCATATGGTTTGGATAGACAGATCAAAGAGATAGATGATGAGCTGAAAGTACTCAATGCCAAAAAAATAAAACTGGATGAGCAATTCAAGTCAGGGGAAATATCTGCCGAAAAGTTCGGTGCAGAACTCAGCAAGGTCGAACGTAAAAAATCACTACTTGATTCTAAAAAGATGCGATTATCAAGCGACCTAGATGCAACTACCCAAAGTGCTAAAAAACTTGAAGCCGAACTTAACAAAATAGACAAAGCCACACGCTTTGAAAAAATAGGGAAAGCACTTAAAGAAATCCCAAAAAATGCTACTCTAGCAGGTACTGCTTTAATAGGGGTAAGCGTTGCTTCACGTGGGGCTGCTGAAACCGTTATCAAATCATATGTTGATTTTGAAGATGCACAAATCCAGTTAAAAAATACACTCATGAAAAGTGACGGGAGTGTAAGCCCATTTTTCAAAGCGATTAGCGATGAAGCAACGAAGCTTGGTAGTGCTTTACCGGGAACTACGGCTGACTTCTTTAAAATGGCATCGACGCTCAAATCGCTTGGAGTTGAAGAGAAGAGTATTGTAGGAGGTGCTCTTAAATCAGCAGCATATCTTGGAGCTGTTTTAAAAATACCATATGAAGAAGCTGCTACTGCTACGGCTAAATTTAAAGAAGCAATGGGGATAGCAGATAATGAACTACTCCCATTTATTGATGATATTCAGCGTCTATCGCACATGGGTGTCCAAGTTGGAGAAATGAGTTTTGCATTCTCGAAGATCGGTGCAACTATGAAGGGTCTTGGTCTTAGCGGTCTTAAAGCGGCACGGGATGTTGAACCTCTAATCGGGATGCTAATTAAAGGAGGTGCTTCAGGCGAAACTGTTGGTACTAACCTCGGGCAAATGATGAATAATGCCGTCAAATTCAAGGGCTCAAAAGGAGATAAAGAGCTTAAAAAACAAGGGGTAAGTCTCAATTTTACCGATGATAAGGGTAATTTTAAAGGGGTCACAAATATGGTCAAAGAGCTTGAAAAGCTCAAGAAGATCAAAGGTGATGCCGCACGTATTAGTGCTATTGAAGCTATATTTGGAACAGGTGAAGCAGCGGGTATGGCAAAAACTCTCATGAATGAGGGTACAGCTGGACTGGAAAAATTCAATAATGAAATGAAAGCACAGGCGGACATAAATCAGCGTGCAGCCGAAGCCTCAAAAGGACTCGGCAATATGTGGGAGGCTATGACCGGATCACTCACAAATCTTTACGGAATCATAGGTGGAAGTTTAGCCCCTGAGATGAAGGGATTGACTACATGGTTCGGCAATGCTACCAATGCTATGACGGCTTTTTCAGAAAAACATCCCGATATTACTAGATTTGTAGGGGCTACAGTTTTAGGGCTTACTGTTGTTACCGGTGTTTTAGGTACTCTTGGTATAGCCGTAGGAGCTGCCGCCTTTGGATTTAAAGCACTTGGGGTATGGACGGCTCTTTCTACAGTTGCAACATGGGCGGGAGTTGCTGCTCAAACAGCGTTTAATTTGGTATTTGCGGCAAGCCCTATTGGTATGTTTATTAGAGGGCTTATTGCTGTAGTCGGTTTCGGAACCGTGTTATACGATAATTTTAAACCATTCGCAGACTTAGTGGATAAGATCGTTTTAGGGGTAGGATCATTTTTCGGAATATCTCCTGAGCCAGTAAAAAAACCTGCAAACAATCAAAATCAAGCACGAAAGCCAGTGACGATACCCGTGCAGAATTCAACTGCTGTACCAGTGAAGCATACCGTGACTATTCCTGCAAATAAACCTGATTATACCCCGGCATCAGCACCAACACAAAAGCCAGTGACGATACCGATTCCGAAACCAACTTCCTCAGCTCCTGCTCAGACACGAACCAATCGAACAGTAGCAATGCTAACGAATAAGGCTGCATCCAATAACACTACCGTGAACATCACCATTAATAACCCAAAGTTTGATTCAAGAGAGCAGGAAGCAGCCATGAAAAAGCAGATTGTCAAAGAAGTAACCGCTGCCTTCACGAAAGTACAGAATGACAAAAGAGATAGGGGGTATGCATCATGAGCACTGTTATGGCTATGATCGATACGTTCGCGTTCGAGTTGTCCCGGAATGATTTTAATAGGCTTGATAGAACCCGCAACTACAACTTCGCTGAGATTCAAAAGGCTCAGGATCACCCGGGCTTACAAAGCCTCGGAAAAGATACCGAGGAGATCACGATCAGTGGGAGTCTTACCTCACTACGAAGCGGAATTGCTCCACTGGATGACCTCTTCACTATTGCGGATAGAAAAGAGTCGGTCCCATTCGTCATGGGATACGGTGTCGTTGTCGGCGATTTCCTGATCACTAAGATCAGCGAAGGCAAGGAGATATTCCTCGATGATGGCGTTCATATCAAGATGGATTTTAGCATCGATCTTAAAAAGGTGTACTCATGAAATATGCCATAGCAACACAGGGTGATCGACTCGATCAAATCGTCTATCAGTATTACAAAACACTTGACGTGCTCGGTGAGGTAATGATGAGCAACCCCGATCTGCTCAATAAGCCTATCCTCGATAAGGGTGATCGCGTAGCTCTCCCGGATATAACTATCGAAGCTCAATCGGAAACAGGGGTAAGCCTGTGGTAAAGCATCCTGATTTTAAGATCATCGTAAACGACAAAGACATTACTGAGAGCCTGCGCCCTTATTTGGTAAGTGTTGAATATACCGACGATATCGATGATGAAGCCGATGGTCTTACTCTACGATTTCAGGGTGAGAATTTCAAGCCTCCGTCGTTTAATGATTCGCTCAAGGTATGGCTTGGATACCGTGAAGGGCTTTGGTATATCGGTTCGTTTTCCGTTTTAAAGTCACGCATAGAGTTCGAAACGTTGGAGGTAGAAGTCACCGCAACACCTGTCAATTTCGGAAGCGACATTAAGGAGAAGCGAACGATGTCGTATGACAACGTAACGCTTGATCAGATTTTAAACAAGATAGCTAAACGGTACAAGCTGTCGGTAAAAAACAGCTTTCCAAAGCGTGCCTATAAACATAAAAGCCAAACCAACCAAAGTGACTTGGATTTTATGCAGCGGTTGGCAAAAGAGAGCGGTGCAACATTCGCCATCAAAAACAATACGATTATTTTTCGTCCTAAAAATGGGAGTGATGGTGACAAAGAGCTTCCCTCTGTTTCCATCGATGCAAAGCTGACAAAAGGGTTGTGGTTCGAAACCCTTGATAAAACAGCATACGGATCATGCGTCGCTTCATGGCATAGCACGAAAGATAATAAAACTCAGAGCGTTACAGTCGGTAAAGGTAAACCAGTGCTGCACATCAAGAGCACATTCAAAGATGCAAGTGATGCCAGGATGAAAGCATTAGCCCGATTAGATGAGTCAAAACGCGGGGAAGCACGCGGTGGCTTTGAGGGTGAAGGGATGAATATTGTTGCGGGCTCGAAGGTTCAATTATCCAATCTACCTCCTGGGTGGCAGTCAGCGTTTGGTATCAAACAAGTACGTCATTCATGGGGAGATAGTGGATACACGGTAAATGTTGAGTTTGAAAGTTAGGAGGTGTTGATGTCAAAAGATTACTGCTCATGGTTCCCGGAGAGAATATGTGGTACTGATATATCCAAGTGCTGCAAGAAGCACGATAATGACTGTGGTATGGCTGGATCATTTAATTTTGTGAAACATCAGATTGACTTCTATCGATGCCTCAGTTTAAAAGTATGTGTTTTATGGGCGGTATTGATCACCTCGGGCGGGACACTGTTTTGTCTCATAAAAAGCCCTTGGTTGATTTACAAAAAGATCAAATATCGAATCACTGTAGATCGTGATTCAGTTAGAAATTAAAGGATAAATAGTGAAAGCATTATTTCTTATGATACTGCTCAGTATAGCATGCATGGCTATTGAAGAGGACAAAGTAAAACACTTCGCAGGTTCTATGGCCATTGCAAGCGTAGGAAGTGGATTAGCTAAGCACTATGGATCAAGTCCAGTAGAAGCTTGGTTTATTGGGTTTGGTACATCTATTATCGTAGGTATCGCTAAAGAGCGTATAGACGGAAGTGGATATGGCAGTGAGGACATCCATGATGTCTACGCAGATACGTTAGGTGCCTCTATAGGAGCAACCTTATTCTCATTGGAGTTCTGAAATGAAAAAAGTAATGTTGGTTGTAATGTTAATGATGACGGTAGTAATGAGTGGGTGTACACCCGCAACGGTTGATTTTATGGAGTCAATGCAAGTTGATGGACAGCATGAGAAAGCCTTGGAATTCTTGGGTGATGATAAGGGTACGCTTGTTTATAAGGCAACTCCTAAAGCTAAAGAGTGCCTACGATCAAAGATGGTCGAGCGTGGGTATTATCTTATACAGGATGATATTGATTGTTTTGATAATGAGGTTCGGTGATGGACTGGCAATGGATAGCTAATGGCGCTTTTGTAATTTTAGGTATTGTGGGTACTGCACTTTATAACTCACTTAAAAATAATATGGATAACTCATTTAAATCAGTTAATGAAAGTATCCATGAAATAGAGCTTGATGCTTCAAAGTTGACAGAGAAAGTCCAAGCAGTTGAACTTTTAGTAGCTGGAAACTATGTGATGAAATCTGAATTTGAAGCAAAGATGGACGCAATGTTTAAAAAGCTTGACAAGATTTTTGACAAGCTGGATGGAAAGGCAGATAAATAATGGAAGAATATAAAGGTATTAACCGCGATCAGTTCCCAGCTTGGCAGGGATGGAAGATTGTCGATGACTATAAAAGACTTGATGCAGATGCTCACGTCATAGTAAACCTTTGTGAAAACAATGGCCAGCTTCAGCAGCTGGTAGCTCAATTTTACGAAGGAGGTAAATAATGGCACAGTTTGAAGTCGCACATGCAAGAACATCGTCAAATGAGGGAGGATATGCGAATAACATCAAAGACCGAGGTGGTGAAACCTTTCATGGAATTGCTCGAAAATACTGGCCAAAATGGACGGGGTGGGTACTAATCGATGCTCAAAGATCAAAATTTCCAAAAGAGATTCATAGCTCTAAAAACTGGAAACACGTTGACAAAATACTCAATGAGATACCACGCTTAAAAGAGCTTGTACGATCATTCTATAAAGCCAACTTTTGGGATGACATCGAGGGAGATCGTATCAATTCTCAAGAAGTAGCCAATACTCTCTATGACTGGGCGGTAAACAGCGGCGAAGGTTCACCAGCAAAAGCGATTCAACGGATTATCGGTGCGACAGCTGATGGAGATATCGGTCCTGCAACTGCCTTGAAGATCAATACTTATCCGGATCAGTTATCTTTACCAGGTATGTTGAGAGAAAAACGGGTACAGCTTGTTAGAGATATTGTTAAAAATGATCCAAGCCAAATCGTGTTTTTGAAGAACTGGGTTGAAAGGGCAAAGTATGCTTAAAAATACCATGTACGAAATATTTTCACCGGATGGTAAATTATCATCTTCACGCATAGGATTTTTTATTGCATTGATAGCTGTCATCATTTTTACCGGCTATGATACATGGATCAATAAGCGTCTTGATATTGGTTTAGCTGGGTTAATACTTACAGCTGGAACAACTGGATACGGTATCCATAAGACTACTGAAAAAGGTGAAAAAACAGAAATAACACCATCGGGAGGCGGGCAATGACTGCTTTATTCTTAAAAGAGTTTTGGCGTGAAATTATCATAGTTATTATGGGTATTACTTTATTCTCAGTATGGTCCATCTATTCTAATCGTGTTGAGGAACGCGATAATACTATCACGAAAATGACTGTCGAGGCAAAACTTGGAGAGATCCAACAGGATGCATTACGTAAAGCAATTATAGATCAAAGTGATGCCGTAGAAAAACAGCGCATCGATGCTGAAAAACGTGCTGCTAAATTTGAAGCGGAATCAAAGCGAATCTGGTTGGACTTTGAGCGTACTAAATTAGACGTGCAAAATCTATCCGGGGATGCAGAGTGTGAAGCTATGCGTAATATTGTAAGGGAGGCAGTGCAATGAAGATTATAATTTTGTGGCCGACATTGATGTCGGTCGCACTTTTAACTGGGTGTGCTGGAAAAACTGTGTACGTGGATCGTATGGTTGAAGTTAAAGTTCCAGTGCCATGTAAGATGAAAGAAGTTAAGCCGGCAACAACAGGTGTAAATGATGCAGTTACAACTGCGGATATTGTTCGTGAGCGGGATGAGCTTAGAAAATCTAATGATGGGTGTAAGTAATCACTTACTGATATCATCCATCATATTAGAGGCTATCCTTGAGCCTTTCATGTAATTCATCGTTAGATACTTATTGATCGTTGTAGCATCATTGTGACCTAGAGCACCGCTCATATGTATCGCATCAACTCCATTCTCAGCCATTGCTGAAACCATAATATTTCTAAGGTAATGTAGTGAGAACCAATCCCCTATGCTTTTTCTAATCATCAAAACTTGTTTATACCCACCGGTGATCTTTCCACCTGTTCTAGGAGATGTGAATACATATCCTTTTTTAGGCATGAACTCCATAAGGGCGATTTTAACATTAGGCGGTAAGAATATCTTTTGCTCTTCCCCATTCTTAGTATCCCTGAGAATGTACATGTCATGTGCTAGATCTACATCTTCAACTCTTAGGTTTATTATTTCTCCTCTACGACGTCCTTGAATTGCTAGAAGGAAAAATGCTCTAAAAAATGGGTCTTTTTCGTATCGCTCCATGATATGATTATAAGCAATTTTCAACCGCTCAGAAGCATTTGCTACAATCTTCTTAGTCTTTGTATATTTAATCTTAACATCTTCACATGGGTTATGATACATGATCCTATTTGCCCTGGCTATACGAAATGCAGGTGATAGTATCTCGATCGCCTGCTTAGCTGTACGTGCAGCATATCCACTTTTTATGAGGGCATCAACCAGGGACTGAATATGATCCGGCATAATTGATGATATTTTCTTATTTCCAAGTTTTGTTTTAACGTTACGATCATAGAATGATTTACGATCACGTTTGTACTCACCCTCATCAAGTGTCGATAAATATTTATCAACCATATAATTAACGGTGGCATCTGAGCTTATTCCCTGCTCAACTTTTTCCTTGATAGATAGGAATTCTTTTTTGGCAACCATTAAACGATCGCGTTTTGATAGGTCCTTATTGGATAGATCTATGATCCCTCGATGCTGTTTTTTTTCAAACTCAAATCGATACCAAAAACGATCATAGCTATCATTGGCTTTTAGGTTTTGCATTACAAGATTATTGAACTGTTCTTTAGGTGGCATATTGTATCTTTCGGGTGACGGCTTTGGTGACGGCTTTCGAATGAATGATACTATAATTTTAGTGAATATGGGTGAAAGTAGGCAAGGTTTTAAGGGCGTGTGGTGAGGGATAGTGAGGAATGATTATGGAAGATAAAGCGACTCATAACGGAGTTGTCCCAGGTTCAAGTCCTGGTTGACCCACCATCTTTAAACTTCCTAAAACAAGCACTTTCAAGAGATTTACAAAATAAAAACTTCTTATTGATATTTTCATGGTGTAACCACAAGGGTAACCTTTTATCGGTCATTTTTTACCTTCTAACCGCATGATCCTTATGTAGAGCATATATTTTTCTAGATCGTAATACAAGAAGCCACCCAGTTTTGAATAGGTTAACTCGCCTTTATACGCTTTTTTGCTTTTTGCATTAAAAAGCCAGTTAGGTATTACGAACAGTCCTCAATCGGGACTATTTAAATAATGTGCTACAATTCATATATCTAATATTAATGGTGTACCAGAGTGATTTTCACTAATCTAAAAACATTTTTAGTATTGTCATTTGCTGGTGTAGTTTATTACTTGATTGCCACACTGGGTATGTCTCTTTTTTCGTTGCACCCATCCAATATAACTATTTTATGGCTACCATTTGGAATCGGCGTTATTTTAGTGCACAAGTATGGAATAAAATCTCTCCCTTTCATTTTTTTAGGAAGTTTTTTTTCAAACTATAGCGGTATGGTAAATGGAGAAGCGAACTACCTTCTCTATGTAACAATTTCTGCATTAGCTGATACTTTAGCACCCTATATTTCCACTTTGCTTATTAAGCGATATGTAGAAGTTAATTATCATTATGTAAAAGTATTGGTTCCCTTCGCTTTCTATGGAGCATTGATACCTACATTTATTAGTGGAGTTATCATTTCTTTAAACTTAGCTATCGGTGGCTACATTAGTATGAGTGAAGTCTATAGATTTATTCCTATTTTGATGTTTGCTGATAGTTTAGGGTTGTTTCTCCTTTTTCCTATATATAAACACTTTGATACGCTCTCAATGCCCACGTTAAAGGAATGGAAACATATTGCTTTTTATGGAATATTTACTTCGATTCTTATGTGTTGCTCTTTTTATTATCACTATCTCATTTTTTTGGTGCTACCTATATTGCTCATAGCGAGCTTTAAAATTAGAATGAACGTAATAATGATTATGTTATTTGTTATTGTCACTGAAATGATTGTGATGTCTGCACATAATAATGACCTGTTTACGAATCAAAGAGGGATAGAATCAATTGTAATGCTAATGACTTATCTCATTAGTTTGGTCTTTGTTGTAATTGGAATGTCATTACATAATGCGGAATTGATAGCTAATATTCAATTAGCTCATACCGACAATCTTACTCAAACTAAAAATGTCAAAGCGTATAAAAATGAAATAAATAAATTGATATCACTTTACCAAAGA